TCCAGTTCGTGTAGCAACGAATGTCAACGTAATGTAGTTGATTGATCTGGATGGTTTTAAGAAGATGTCAGCTCTAAATTCATTGTTGTCAATAACATCAGGAGTGTTATTGGATGTGTCACAAATAACTAAGAATCCGGATAGACCTCGTTTTGCTTCAACATCTCTCAAGAATGGTTCAACAATGTTTCTGAAGTTTGCTCTTGTAAGTTCATCATTTAACTCGAAGAGTTGCGCTTCAGCAGCACTCTCAAGAGCTTGCTCAACTGTAAGGAACAAACGACGAACGTTGATTCTATCAAACGCAGATGCAAATGATAGTGCAGTTTTATCACCAAATAGAAGTGTTCCGACTCCCGGTTTTGTGATAAATGAATTTATACGTTGTGGGTATAATTGATCTCTTTGATCTTTTGTTGGATTGTATGCAAGTTTGATTGCATTGTTTATCACACCTCTTTGTTCACCAGCGGGTGAGAACCATGGGAATGAAGTTATCGCTGTGCGAACCATCAATCCTGCAGTATCTCCGTTTGTTGGAACAAATCTAAACTCATTGTTAAATCTATCAAACATATACTTATACCCACTATCAAATGTTGCAAATGATGACGATGTAAGTGGACTAAAGTATTCAAGTAGATTATTTGTTTGAGTTGTTGAATTTGCAATGTTAACTAAATCTCCTCTATGTGGCCCAACTGTTGCCATACAATCTTTTCTTGCTGTAGCAATTGAGATCACATGATTTGCTTTTGCCTGAGATAAATCTCTTGATCCCAAACCTGGCCCCATGATTAAGAAATCAACTGCTTGCTCATCTTTATTTGATAAAGTATCATATGCAGCTTTAAGATCTCCAAGAGTCGCTGTCATTCCACCATTTGCACCGGGAGCAGGGATAGCACCAGATACACTTGTGTAGTCAGTTCCTCCACCAAGGTTATAAGTTACGTTACCTATACCAGCGAATGTTGTATTTTGTGCATTTTGACTCCATAAACCTTGTGCGGTTGTATTTGCAACAAATCCAGTTCCAAAACCAGTTGCTCTTGGTTCTTGGAATGCACCTGACGCGGTAACATGAAAGGCATCTTGTGATTGTGATGGATTAAATCCAGCATAGATATTTTCTGCTTTATTAGCAATGAAATCTTTATAGTAAATTTTTTCAGGTGAATTTACATTTGAGATTGCATCTTTTGCTTTTGACAATCCAGTAAATTTCTCAAGAATATTGCCTTGAATACCTGTGATTGTTCCAAGATCATCTACAACTGCAACATGAATACCATCATTCTTTCCACCTCTATCTGAAGCGTACTTATTAGTTGTTGGTCTTGGTGCAAGTGACTTCCAGAATACTGTTGAGTTTTCTAAACCAAGTGTCTGTTGATCATACCAGTCAACCGCTGTTACGATCTCTGCAGATACCGCAGTGTTTACTGCGTTTGGAGCACCAGTATTAATACCAGAACTATTAACAAAGAATACTGTTGTTGCTGCAATACCAGCACCACCACCCTCTGTGGTTGTTTTGAAAGAGTTGGTTAATGAATTTGTCGCATAATCTATTGGAAATTCTGTTCCAGCACTTGATACTCTTGATGTAATTTTTACATCAAACTTTGAGTCACCGTTTGTTGCATCTGTAGATACACCAGTGATTATTCCCTTCAGATGTCCTGTAAATGATGCTGTTGTTCCGGCACCGGGTATAACCACTCCAGTCAGAGCTGCAGTAACACCTGCACCTATCGTGCATCCATAGTCCTCTAAACTTGTTGTGTTAATACCAATTATTTGATCTGCCTGATCATCTATCTGACAAACCTTTAATCCATTTGCCCATGATCCGGGATGTTTACCAGCATAATAAAAACTTGTATCTGATGTGTGATTTTCTTGATAATCATCAAAACTTTCTATTTTTAAACCACCAGTTGCACCTATGACTGTTGTTGATGCAATACCAACACCTGCGTTAGCATTTCCTAAATCATCATCGTCTGCCCTTACAACTTTTAATACACCACCATATGATAAGAAAGATGCTGCACTCATCCAATACTCATATTGAGTATCTGTTGAAAGTGGTTTACCAAAGTTCTTAATTAATTCTTCTTCGTTTGAAACCTGAATAGGTGTGTCTATTGGGCCAAGACGAAAAGGCCCTGCTATTGCGCCGATATTGTCTAATACATTATCTGCTCTTCCTACTGTTAAATCAACCTCTCTGACCAGTATGCCGGGAGATAATTGAGGAGTCGCCATGTTTTTCTCCGAGTTCTCAGTTTAATCTAGAAATTATTTATTGTTTGCACACTTTAGAGAAGTATTATAAACTACCACCCCAAAATGAGTCATATCCTGTGGGTTGAATGTTTCTTGATATGAAATATAATCCAACATTACATGCAAACCAGTTGATATTAATAACCCAAGTTTGTCTCCACAAATATTTTCGATTTGTTTCAACAATAAAAATATTTCTTTGATTGTCTGTTTTTTTCACAAACTGTTCTAACACTAATGCAATCACAAATCCAATTGCATATATGTAAAAAGCAAAGTTAAGAAAACTAGAACTGAAAAGTAAAGCTGAAATCATTAGTTGTACTCCCACATAAAAGAACGATCACCATATTCATCAACTTTCCAACGATCACCCTCTGCATCAACAAAGGAATCATCTTCAAGTCCATCAGACATAAAACCAAAAGGAGCCATATCTTGTTCGATTTGGTTTTTTTGCTCATCATATAATCTTTTTCTAACGTCTTGATCGGTAAGTTCTTTAAAATAATCTTGTTGTACTAACCATGCATATATTACAAGGCACATTGCAAGATCATCATTACACCCCTCTTCTGCCTCAAATGAATTATTCTTTTGAATAAATGTCGTAAGTTCACTTAATATATTGTAATCTGAGAATAGCAATTTATCTGTTTCAATAATTGTTTTAAGATTGAGAGATCCTACCTTCTTCACTGTCTTGGACATCTTCACTCCAAGTTGTGTTTTCTTACCACTAAATCCTTGTCCCACAACCTGACCAGCACGACCTCTCATTGAACACATTAATAAGTTCTCATATTCAAGATCATAGTTAATGATTGATGCAACCTGATCACCAATATCATTTACTTCACATAATATAAAAGCCTCATTGTAACTTTTTGCAATATCATATATGATGTTCGGAAACAACATTGGTTTAACTTCATTGTTACGATATTTTGCTACAACTTTATGAGGAAAATTGGTGATGTCAACAACGATGAAGGCTGAATAATCTTTTTCTACACCTCTTGCTACGTCAACTGTCAAAAGATAATCATGTTTTTGTTCTGGTTCAACGTACACATCAAACCCTGCATTAGATGTTCTTGGATTTTCATAAATGAGGTTTCTAAGTTTACTTGGCGCAATCAAAGTATCAACAGATCCAAGAAACTCACACTCAAACTCAACTTTGAATTGTGCTTCAGATGTGTTTGCAATTGTCTGTTGTCTCCACTTCTCATCTCTTCCGGGAACTTCTGACCAGTGAACATCAGTTGGAATATATTCGTTTTTACTTTTCTCAGCATCATGCCACATACGGTAGAAATGATTCATCCCATGTGGTGTTGATACAATTATGACTTTTGTGCTTTGCCCAGATGATATAGTAGGATAAACAGAGGCAAAGAATTGATCAGCAATGTGATTCGGGATAAAAGCGAACTCGTCAAGAAAGATGACATTATAGGATCCACCTCGGACAGCAGATGCAGACGTAGATGCAGCGAGAATTTTTGATCCATTTTCTAATTCCAGTGATCCTTTATTCCATGCAAGTATACCTTGTTGCATCCACTTTGGCAAGTTCTCATATGCAAGTTGTAATCTTCCTAATAAATCTCTTGCAGTAGAGGCTTTGTTTGCCAATATAGCGATATTAACGTTATCATTAAAAACTGCATAATGTAAGAGATAAGATACAACTGTAGTGGATTTACCCGTCTGCCGAGGCATTTTACAGATGTTAAAACGGTTTTCATGAAAGTTTCTAACTAATTTTTCTTGAAAGGGATAAAGATTAAAATTCACCAATCCCTCATCAAGAGAGACTATCTTTATATATTTTTTTGCAAAGTAAACAGGGTCATGTCTACAAGCAACAAACTCTAAAATTTGTTCTTGTGTAAATTCAATTTGAGTATTGGCTTTCTTTAGATTGGGATTGCCAAGATAAATGTTGTCAACTGCCATAATTTAGATCATAAATTTTTTATCATGTTCGATTGTTTTTTGCTGTAGTTCAAGAACTTTTTGTAATTTTTTTATTTCTTTCTTTAAATTTTTGTTATCCTCTCGTTGTTTGGAGGATTGGTGCTCCGGGGTCATGACTGGATACTTGGTAATTATAGAGTTTAGCACCGGGATACACTTTATGCATCTGTATCTGTACTTCTCTACGGGATGGTTTTTTGACTGAAGGGAAAAACATTTTTATCATATAGTTTCCTCCTCTCCATGCCAGATATACGTCGATTATATTTCCTACTTTATTGTAATCTGGTAATTTAGTGGCCTCTTGATATTCCGTATATTGAATATCTGATTTGGGCGACTTCATCGGTTCTGGTTTAATTATATCAATAAACTCGAATTCACGAAACTTGATGTCTCCTGTAGCATCTTCGACCTTGATACCACAATTTTCTAGTGCTGCAACTTGGGATGGTGTCATGTTTACGAGTTATCGTGTTATTATTTAGTCAACTTGACATGCTTCGTTGAGATCTTCAACCATATT